TGAAAGCAGACGAGATCCCTGACTTTATTGTCGAGATGCTGGAGAAGGTCGAGCTTGGCATCGAGACTTTTAGTAATAAGCGGTTGAACGAGATACCAGAGGATTCGATGGTATCGGTGGATTATCCTGAGTTCCTCGAATTGATGCTGAGCATCGAGTACTACGACGACAACGACGAGTACATCGATCACCAGCAGGTCTGGATCAAGATCCCATGGCCGACGGTTCACCATCATGAGTGAACTGTGTAAGATTCGAGCCGGGACCGGCTGACTGAACACCGCAATTAGACCGGCGGGCTTTGCGTCATTAGACTCAATTGGGATGATGGCCGGTCCCACAAACCTGAGGAGAAATCGATGAGCACGATCTACTACTGTGACGCTGAAGGCTGCGTCAAGAAAGAAGCCGGCCGAGCATCGGACACTGGCTGGGTATCTCCAAATGGCTGGTCTACTTTTGGTCTCGAAGGTGAGATTTACGATGCCTGCGGTGAAAGGCATGCCGATGCCATCGTCGCTGCCAGTACGCCGGTCGAAGAGGAAGCCGAAGAGGAAGCCGAGGGCGAATCCGAAGAAGAATGACCGAGAAAGCGATCCCGCGTTATCGCCATATCCACTACAGGCCGTGGTTGGTGCAGTTCAATGGCACTTACGTGTGCTGCCTGATGTGTAGCTGGGTACATCACCCGCGGACCAGAAACGGCCTGGCTAAAGCATTCAGAGAACATAGACGGTGTGGATTTTCTGGTGAGTAAACTTGTGCGGTGGCCCGATCCACGGCTGCGCGAGGTTTGCAAGGAAGTGCCGGAAGGTTTCGGCTGTAAAGAGATCATCGGCGACATGCTAGATGTGATGCAGGAACATCGGGGGCTGGGAATCGCGGCCCCGCAGATCGGTTCGATGTATCGCATTATCGCCGTCGAGGATCTGATCATCATCAACCCGCGCATCGTCAAGGCCTCGAGACAGATGCGCTGGGTGTGGGAAGGCTGCTTATCATTTCCCGAGACTTGCCCGAAGTACGCCCAGGACATGAGCATGCTGCGCGATGGCGACAGGGTGCGCGTTCGCCGGCACAAGCGCGTGAAGGTAGAAGGCTTCGATCGTGACTGGAATCCAACGGTCACAAAAGGATGCGACTGGAAGGGCGCCTGCTTGCAACACGAGATCGAACATCTCGACGGCGTCACGTTAGCGGACCACCGTAAACGATAGATTTGCTGCAGCGCATTGCGTGCGTGTACACTTCGCGAAACCGGTGCGGAGGGCTACCGCGATGGCGCGTGAAGACGTTGGCTCTTTTGTCGAAGAGCTACCAGTAACAACTCCTAAAGTTCAACGGGCGGGCAATGGCGCGTTAGTCACTCAGCAGGGTGAAAACACGATCGTCGATCTTGAGCCTGACGACGCCGAACCATTCAAAGCCCCAGAGATGGATCCGGACTGGCACGCGAATCTCGCTGACCAGTTATCCAGCAGCCAACGCCACGCTATCGCCGACCAGCTGCTCGAGTATGTCGTCCTGGACAAGTCGGTTCGCGAGCACCATTTCCGCCGCATCAAAGATGGCCTTGAGCTTCTCGGTCTCAAAGACCTGCCGGAATCTGACACGCCCTTCGACGGTGCAGCCACTGTCACGGACCCGCTAATTGGCGAGGCAGTCGTGCAATTCCAGTCGCGAGCGATCGAGGAGCTTTTTCCTGCTGATGGCCCGGTGAAGGCCTCCATTGTCGGGGAGGTCACAGAGGAGAAAGAGAAGCAAGCCCAGCGCCTCGAGGACTACATGAATTACCAGCTGACGGTCGAGGACCAGGGTTACTTCTGGGACGTCGATCAGATGCTGTTCTACCTGCCGATGTCAGGCTCGGCATTCAAGAAGATCTACATCGATCCAATCACGGAGATGACCACCAGTCGCTACGTGACGGCCGAAGATTTCATCGTGCCGTACTACTGCAAGGACCTGAAGTCAGCCACCAGGTACGCGCACGAGTACACCATGGAAGGCAACAACATCAAGCGCGCCCAGGTCGATGGGCAGTTCCTGGTGGATGCATTCCTGATCCCGAGTCCGCAGATCGCGTCCGACAAGAACGTGAGCTTTGCCGACGATACTATGGAGGACACGGCCGACGATCGCGTGCCGATCACGCACGAAGACGACGAGATCTACAAGCTCTACGAGTACCACATCGATTACGAGATGCCGTTCAAGGATCCGGAGGTCGGCGACACTGACATTCAGCCACCGTACATCGTCACCATCGAGGAGGAGAGCCGTGAGGTCCTATCTGTCCGACGCAACTGGAAGAAAGGCGACGAGAAGTACCGCAAGCGCGTCTGGTTCGTGCATTACAAGTTCCTGCCCGGCCTTGGCTTCTACGGCTTTGGCTACCTCCACATCATCGGCGCATTGGCGAAAGCAGCTTCTGGCTCACTTCGGGCGATCCTTGATACAGCCGCCCTGTCGAACCTACCGGGTGGATTCAAGAGCAAGAAGGCCAAGATAGCCGGCGAGTACCGCTTCACGCTGGGCGAGTTCCGTGACATCGACATGTCACCTGAGGATCTGCAGATGGCATTCTTGCCGCTGCCGGTCAAGGAGCCAAGCCAGGCTCTTGCCGATACCTACCAGACCCTGATCAAGCGCGGCAAGGAATTCATGGGTACGGTGGAAGTACTCACTGGCGGCGCTGATAACCGCGGACCCGTCGGCACTACGCTGGCGCTGATCGAGCAGGCCGGCAAGCCACAGTCAGCCATCCACAAGCGCCTGCACAAGGCGATGCGCGAAGAGCTTACGCTGATGGCGCAGTTGAATTTCGAACTCATGGATCGGGAGGAGTATCCGTACGAGGTTGGTGGCGAGAGCAAGATGGTGCTGAAGCAGGACTTCGATGGTCGCGTCGATGTCATCCCGGTATCAGACCCGAACATTTTCTCCAGCGTACAGCGCATCGCACAATCACAGGGCATCCTCGAACTCGTCGAGTCGGCGCCGGAGCTATACGGCGAGAAGGGCCGCAAGGAAGCGCATCGACGCATGTTGCAGGCGCTCAAGGTCCCCGAGATCGACAAGCTGCTGCCTGAGGATAACGAGCCGAAGAACCTGGATCCGGTCAGCGAGAATCAGATGATGGCCACCGGCCTGTCAGTGCAGGTGCAGACAACGCAGGACGATGAGTCCCACATGGCAGTGCACCAGACGTTTGCCGAGATGATGGCGACGGGCGAGCCGGATCTGTGGAAGCAGGTCGAGCCGGTGTTCATGTCGCACAAGATGGACCACCTGGTCAGCCAGTACCGCAAGGAAGTCGAGCAGATGCTGGGCATGGAACTGCCGCCGTTCGATCTGTACGACGAGGCCGAGACCGAGGATCTGCCACCTGAGATTGAGCAGATGCTCAGCCAGGCCATCGCTGCCAAGCAGCGCCAGGCGAAGCAGGAGAAGGAAGCTGCCGAGGGCGGCCCACCGCTGTCACCGGAAGAGGCCGAGGTCAAAGCGATCGAGGACGCCAAGGACGCCGAGACCATCCAGAAGCTCGAGCGCATGAAGGCCGAGCACACTGAGAAGCAGCGCCAGGCTAAAGACAAGCACACGCAGGAGATGGACCTGAAGCAGGCAGCATTCGAAGCCGAGGAGGTACGCAAAGACGACGAGAGCGAAGCCGATATCGTACGCGAGCAGAAGCTCGCTGCGGCTAAGCGTCAGGCATTGGTAAGGGCACCGGTCGGTCGGTCACGGAAAGCGGAGCGCGAGACCAACAGGGTGCCGAAGAAGAAGAAGACCGATGCCGGCGCCGACGCCCGGTGAGATTAGAGCGGCCAGGGCATTCCTGCAGCGCAGGGGAGTGCGACCGCCGCTACAACCACGGCCATTCGCCGCGGCTGCGAAGGAATTGAATATGGGCTTTCGGGAACTGCTCGCCTACATCAGGCGACTGTATGCCGGCGGCCAGGGACAGCAACAGGCGATCCACGAGTTGCTGCAGCGAGAAGTACGGTAAGCGCTGAGCCGGCAAAGATCAGCGCGCAACGAGGAGGCATTCAGCTATGACCACATATCTGAAGCATCCACAGCCATCACCAGATATGGATGCTGGCCGGTCAGCCACGAAAGTGAGCGATTCAATGACTGGCAAAGGGCAGGACACTGCCGACGGCACCATGGGCAAAGCCCAGAAGACCG